TCTACTGTGGCTTCAGCCAGACCCTCTACATCATTGATAAGAATGGTTGGGGTTACATACTTCTCACCTTGATCGTAAATGGGGAAATCGATGACCTTACCCTGAACCAACTTATCTAGAGAGACATTACTGTAAGCAGGAACACCATCTACAAAAACACCAATACCACCAGTTCCCTTGTATTTAATTTCGTCATTAGGTTGAATTGATTCTCTCCTTGGGATGACATGAATGTCAAATTCACCCTGAAGAAACTCTCCCGTTGTGTCATTACTACTAAAGAGACCTACTGGATACTCTGGTAGGTTACTGGAAGAAATGAAGACATATTCGTGATCGAAATATACCCCATTAACACCCCAAGTATAATTACCAATATATGGGAGGAGTGGCTCAGCATTTGTTGTTCTAGCGAGTTCATCATTATGATTTTCGTTATCTTCGAAGGACTCAAGTATAGGTTCTCTATAATCAATACGACCAGGTCCATTTAAGGTAACTTCATCTTGAATCGAATGAAGAATACCACCATCATCTATTCTTACATCACTAACAAGACCCAAAGGCCAAGAACGAGTGATATAGGTTTCATCATTCTCAACATAAGAGGACTCGATAAAATAAGGTCCATAAACCTCCACACCGGCAGGGTGTTTTGTCTCCACTCCCCTATAACCACGGATACATCCAAAGAATTGATTAAAGGATTTACTTTCATAAAAGATACCCTCATTCTCAATAAAGACCAATCCTTTGTCTGGAAAACCAAGAGTAGATTCTACAGTGATTGTGGTAACATCTCTTCTACTGTCAATGGCACTAGAAGATGAATTTAAAGGTCTTGTGAGTGTAGTATTGGGATTAGCAAGAAACTCACCTTCCGTACTATCGGATACCAGAGAAAATTCATACTGAATAGTGTCCCCATACATGTAACTGGAAACATAATCAGTTATGGCTGTAGCATAGATATTCTTCTCTATCTTATCGAGGTAAGACTTATAAACAATCTTATTTCCTATGATTTTACTAGGAACTCCATATTTTACATTGGGGTCACATAGTGTTTGTGGGATGGGGACTACCCTTAGAAACTTATTCTGAACCCAAGTGGAAGAAGATGGTTTAATCATCTGATCACCAGGATACATCACCTGGATGTCATCTTCAGCAAAGAGCATCTTGAAGAATGATTTGATTCCTAACTTAGTGCCCTTTGATTGATAGAAATCTTTAATGTTCCTAAGAAGTGGAGACCTCTTAATGTCTGGGTGTACTCTTTGTGTGGAAATACTGGGAACAAACGATTCATGAATGATATCCAGCATGGATACCAAGAAAAGGATGGACAGGTTGAATACTTTGGTTCCACCAATATGGGATTGTATTTCGGTATTACTATAATATTGACCATCAATGGTGAAAGAAGGAAGAAGGACAGTAGCACCAGCTCCTCTCAACAATCCAATAAATCTATTACCTTCTCGTCTTTGATAAAGAATAACTTCATCTCCAACCAACAGAACACCATTCTCTAGGGGAAAACCATCGGCATTAGTAAGAAACATATCAACGGAAGTATCACCAAGAGCGATTTCATCCTGTTGATTGGTAATTACTGAATAGTCGTTAGTGGTACCCAGGACTTCAATACCTTCGGCACCAGTAAGACCACCAAAACCTAGGTCTTCTTTGAGGTAATCGTATTGTCTGAGTTCTTTATTATATGTTCCAAAATCCCTATACCTATTAAGGTTTTGGAGAATGTCTTGCCCGAAACCTCTTCTCTCTTGACCGGCGATGCCCTCCGACATAAAATCAACAAACTTCTCATAATTCTGGACAATATAAGATGGAAGTGTGGAACTTACTTGATTTGAGGCTGATACGACAGCTTCTGGGTATCCACCCAAGATGAATTCTTTACTGTGCATATCAGTTACCGGTTTCCTCTACGGCGTTAATGATGGACTTGGCGACATCGAAATTGAGATAGATGAATTGTTTAGCAACAACATCAACCTCTCGTGGAAATGCTCTTATTTCAATAATGTAATCATCTAGTTGAGTGTCGTATATCTTGATTGGTTTTTGATACCCAATCAGAACTTCACCTTTATCATAATCTACACTTCCGAAGTCTTTATCGACTACTACTTCCTCATTGAATTCATTCAAGTAGAAAAGAATCATCCTACCCACATCTACATTAGAGATGTTGTTAATGTCTCTTGTGAAATACATTTTGGGGTCGAGGGTTCCATTTATGACCAAATTAAATCCAGTAGAATATACAACTGAACTCAGAGGGTCTTTTGGAAACGCATTCTCATAACAAATCTCATAAGATGCTGAAGTATTGGGTACAATTTGAATATCTCTCCTCATTCTCAACCTAGTAAGGTTTCTGGTGATGGATGGGTCTGAGTCATCGATAGAACCAACAACTCTAGAGAATCTAACAGCACCACCAAACTTCTCAACATTGGGAGAATCAGAATACCTAGTAAGAGTGTTTTTCACGTCTGAGACAATTGCAGCAGCATCCTTAAGGGTCTGTGTATCTTCATAATACACTGTGCTGACTGCCTCAACATTCAAGACCTCAGGGTCTTCGAATACAACATCAAGAGAAGCGATTCTATAGAGGTCCAGAGACCTCTTGATGAAGTTCTTGACTAGAGTTGATAACTTATCACTATAGTTGGGTTTGATGACCACAAACACCCTTCCATACTGAGGAATGGGTTTAGTCTCTCCACCATAAACATAGATATCATCAACTGCTGGATAAATCTGTCTGATAATGGCGGCATAGTCATCATCAACTACCGCTCTGTTTTGGGTTTCATAAAACTTAGGGGCTCTAAATTTAACAGAAGCCACGGACTCAATATCCTGACCCCCTTGTGTCTTTTCGGCACCAAAGACGTTTGGTTTGGAGTTGGATACATTACCATACGAGTCAGTCGTCTTACCGATGTAAGTAAAGTTAATTAAACCCTGGATACCATTCGCCAACTCACCATTAGAGACGATATAATCTACATAAATCCTGGCACCATTTTGTAACTTCTTACCAAAGTGACCATCACCAAAAGTTAGTTCATAGTATCCTTCTTCTGTCTCAGTAATCCAATAAATTCGAGTATCATCTTCTAGATCGACTAAATTTTCAGCTCTAGTATATAAAGTGTTTAGATTCTCGTTAGGGTCTTCTTGAACTTCGACTCTAATTGTTGTGGTGTCAATATTTGGGTTTCTTAAAACAAACTTTTGAGCATAGTCAGAATCATCAACTTCAAATTGAGTAGAAAGAAACACTCCCTCATAAATTTTCACATTTGTGAAGGTACAGGTTCCAAAACTACTAACAACCGAGGTTTGTGTGTCAGCAAAGTTAAAAATCAGTTGTTGTTTGTTATTGGTAACTGAAAATCCAGCCCCTCTTTGCAATTCCAGATAAAGTGGAAATCCCGTGGTGTATTCGTCTCTGTCAAATTGAAATTCGAAGGTAATAAACGAAGTAGCACATCTAGCAGAGGTTGGGACATACCCAACCATCGCCGCATTAGAAACTACGTTCTGCCTAAGTGACGCCGAAGAGAGAAAACTCTCATTGGCAATCATATTAGTCGAATAGGCATTAATTTGTGCCTGATACGCCAACATATTCAGAATAACTTGAAGGTTAGAACCATCAAAGTCAAAATCTGTAAATTTATTGGTGGATTTGAGGTAGTCGACCAGATTTTCTTTAATCTGGTCAAAATCTACTTCTGTTAATTGGATAGCTCCAGCCACAACTCCATATCCCTTATTTCAGTTATTTATAACCCTATCTGGTAGGTTCTAAAAGTTGGTTGAAAGTGTAGATTTGTTCATATCCAACGATTTTGTATGTTATATTCACCGAGAACATATTTTGGTCCGGTCTACTCTCTACTCTTACTGATGAAAATTGATTGGCAAACCCCTGTCCCTCACTAATTGGTGAAAAAGCTCTATTATCAAGTCCTTGTGTTCCACTAATGGCATAATTCATACCACCATTTATACTTTCAGCGTTTAGGGGGGACACTAACTCAACTCTAGGCTCACTGAATACAATAACACGTTGAATTTCTTGTTGTAGGAGTTCAGCAGTCACCTCATCTACATTTTCAAACAAATAACTAGCAACACCAGACCCAATATCTGCATTAAAAGGTACCTCACTGGCTGCAATCATCATGAGGTTCTTTAGGGAGTTATTAATTGCTCTTTCATTGTTGATTGTGGCGAGATCTTTGGTGATTGGGTTTGGTTCAAACGACAAAGAAACATCAACAAACCGTTTTGACTCTCTAGATATGAATATGGACATAAAAATAGGGGCCTTTGCCCCTATTTATCAGTTATTCTCTTGTCCTTCGACCCACTGGGGGTATTTTTCCCTTAGTTTTCGTGCTCTGGCTTGTTCTATGTAAATGTCAGCAGTAGGATCGCTGATGAGAACACGAGTTCCGTGTTCGGCAAACATGGTTTCTTCCAGAAAGTCAGGATATCGTTCTTTATGTGTCATAGTTTCTCCTTTGGTTATGCTGTATTTATCTGATTAACTTCTACCTTGACCTCTGTATCGTTTTTTGGCGCTGGAATTGCTCCTTCTGGAGTATTTTGTATTCTTTGAAGACCCCTGATAGGTCTTTTTATTAGTCGGGATGATTAGTGCTTCACCAGACTTTGAGAAAATACGTGCCATTAGTTAGAATTTTGAATATTTGAGAGAGTTTGCTCTATGTTGTTTAGACGATTCATGATTTCATCAAAAATTTCGACTATATTTTGATGATCCTCCCTTCCGGGAGCCCTATACATCAACTCTGGAGGAGTTTCTTGGTCATTTTCCACTGAAGTATTCACTAGGGAGGGGGACTTTACCTTGCCAGACATAAGGAATGGTGGCAGTTCGTGCTGCTTGGGAACCAAATCGTTGCCACATCGAGTAAAATTGGTCTCGAAGGGAAATGGTGCAAGGAAATTGCTTAATATTTTCAAGAGTCAGAAGTAAAACTTCCTCTTGAACTTGTTCTGGAGTGATATTGTAGTAATTAACTAACTCAGTCTGAGACATAGACATAAAAAAAGGGTCCCTTATATTATAAGAGAACCCTTGTGGTTTGTCAACCGAGTGACTTTTCGATGGCTTCCAGCCAGTCTTTACTCATATGATTGAATAGGACTTCTGCGGAAACTGGGTTACTGGCAAAACCTTCACTTACGAGATATGATTCAACTTCCTCTTTCTTCATCTTCTTGCCAAATCTCATGGCTTGTTGACGTTGATACTGTTTTTCAATCTTCTTCTCGTCACGTCCATACTTCTCAGACTTGCCCCTTTCGATTGCTTCTTTGTCAGCAGCACGACCAATCTGTCTATCAATCTTGCCTTGCTTTTCTTTATCAATAGGATTCCATCCTTCATCAAACATTTCAACCATCTGATCCCAGGTGTACTCAGAAAGGTCGTATCCTCCCTCTAAGAGAGACTCTACCCACTCCTTAACCGTGTCGTGACATTCACAGGGGGATTCCTTGTCCTCACACTTGGGACAAGGCTTCTTACCTTTCTCCTTAAGAGCCTTCTTCATAGGCTCTTCTTTATTACCGTCTTTATCGAAGTCGAGATAGTCTGGCTTAGAACCCTCGTCCAATGAGGAAAAACGATTGTATTGCCAGGGACCACCTGAAAGTGAGATACCCATAATTGATAACTGATTTCTTTTATTTAGAAGCTTCCAACTCTTCTACCCTAGCAGACAACTCTTTCACTGCTTCAACCAGAGCACCAATAATACCACTATAGTTTACAGACTTAAGTCCATCGTCATTAGTATCCACGATATCTGGAAATACCTTTTCAACATCTTGGGCGATGACACCCATACTCTTCTCTTTACTGGACTTCCAAGTAAAGTTAACTCCATTGATTTGTTTCAGTGATTCAACAGCACCTGAAATGACCTCAATATCTTCTTTGAGATTAGAGTCAGAAGCACTATTGACATTACCGGATGCGGTGAGATTTCTACAGGTAACATTACCAGATGCGGTAACATTACGACTAGCATTTAAATCCCTACAACTAATATCAGTATTAGAACTCAAAGAAAAGTTTGAAACCGTAAGATTGGTAATAGAGGCAGTAGTGGCATTAATAGTTGAAGTAACTAAAGTACCCGTAGAAGGCTTATAGTATAGTCCACCATGAGCTCGTATTCTCGTATTACCTGAAGTACCTGATGAGAAATTCAAATACCTATTTGAGTTACTTGAATCCGCCAACACATTGACATTAGTTGCATTAGTTGAATTAACAGCATTCGTTGAGTTAGTGGCACTAGACGCACTGGATGCTGTGCCGTTTAAGTTTCCTTTAAAGGTAGTAGCTGTTAGTGTGTTGGATGATGGGTTATATGTCATACCACCATCTACTTTCATTCTCCTATTACTACTTCCCCCACCATCGGCAAATACAACATAACGATTAGTATTAGTAGAACTTTCAGTATCTACTCGAACATTAGTTACATTTGTGGCGGTTGTGGAAGAAGTTGATGTGGCAGCATTACCAGTAATACTAATACCCCAAGTGCCCGTAGCATTCGACCCATTTGTGTTTGCTTTCAGAGCAAGTGCATCATTAGCACCTTTAGGAGTCAGAGCTTTTGTTTGAGTACCATCAATAGTATTAGTAAGTATTGTTGCACCCGACTGACTAGTGGATGCAGTTCTAATCGAAATGTTTGCATCTCGATTGACCTGAGTGACAACAATAGGAAGAGTCCCATTGATTTGAGCAATAGGAGATAAGTCAATAACCTGACCCTTCAACTCAGCGCCAGACCACTTATAGCTTCTTCCGCCTCGTTCAACACAAAGAAGGTCAGTATCTAAGATTAGTGCCATTTTATGCTAATACTTTATTGTTATTTAGATTAGTATTAATCCGCTGTATCGATGACAAAGCATTGTCTTGGTTTAGTTACTATGGGCCCAGTATGTTCAATATTACCAGGAATAGTCATCAAAGTATTTGTCGGAACATTAATTTGAAATTCTTTACCTTTTACCCTGAATATAGTTCCCAATTCTTCTGGGTTTTCCATATAATAAATTGATGTTAATTTAATGTGATGGCAGTGCCAAACCTCTTTTGTATGGTCAGGATCATTATAGACAGACCAAGACTGATGTATACTTTTGAACTTCATTATATTCACAAGTTTACAAATAATTAAATAACATTCATGTTTAATTCTTTCATGTAAATCTGCAGATGTCTGTAGACCGGGGTGTACATCACTAATTATCATCAGATGTTTCTTTGATTCTTCAAGAAGTGTCAACCGATCATTTTCGGTGAGAACATTTCTATAGATTTTTATACCATACCTGACTCTGTAATATAAATCAAGTGCGATGTTTATCATAATAAAATAGGGAATGAGATTAAAAAATAGTGTTGTCCTTGTCTAACATATAGGCATCATCAGGCAACTCAGTTACAATTTGCCTCTGTATCAGATTCATCTCATCAAGTTGATTGTGTAGTTCGATGATATTTCCTTTTATACCAACCAGTTTTCCATCTTTTAGAATTCCTGGGCAGTTAGTGTTCCCAAACTTATCTTCATACTCTTCAAGAGTGAAGTCTTCATCGAGTTTGAGTTCTACATAATCAAGTTTTAAATCAGTGAGGAGTGTTTTAACATAATCACACGTTTCACAAGAATGTTTTGTGTATAGGGTATAAGTCATAGTACTATAAGAAGTGGAATTAATAGAATGAATCGGAAAGTGAATTACCAGCTCAATAATTCTTTCAATTTACCAGTGCTATTGTAAGACATTGTTCTGGTGACACCACCGTAAACCATTCGCCAGTACTGAGTAGTATTACTGCCGGGGTTGGTAGAAATACTACTAACAGTAATTTCATTCCATGTACTTCCTGTGTTTTCACCACGGGGTCTAGTTTGACAGTATCCACCACCGCCACCTCCGCCGTTTGCTCCTGTTGCACCACCTGGGGCTCCTGCACCACCACCACCATTCAGTTGTTGGTAATATGGACTGTAAGAGATATATTCGTTCGGTTTTTGACCTTCAAGTGTTTTGTTCCCTACGCCAGAAAGTCCTAGTCCATTAGCTCCCACAATAATAGCATTACATCCAAAAGTATATGATACTCCCACATTTCCAGCATGACCTGCTGTCACTATCCAGTCACCATTGATGAAGAGTGTTGTCCCATCCCCAGCGAAACTGTAAATATCTGTAGTTTTAGCGGTAACTGAGGCACTAATCGTTGCTCCATAAGAGTACTTCCTGTTCGAGTTGCCACATCCAGAGTCTATGCCAGAGAAACCTGGACCACCAAGTTGAACAGTAAAGGTAATTGGTTGACCCAATACATCACGAAGTTGTTCCATAGTAGCCTTATAACTAGTGCTACCTCTATTCACCAGAACTATATCACTAGAGTTGGCATTATCTACAGCATCATACCTCATTTTATATGAATTGCTACCTCTATTCACAAGAAGTAGGTCGGAAGCCTGAGCAGTATCCGAATAAGTAAGTGCATTAGCTTTGTAACTAGTACTTCCGCGTTGTACTAGTATGGTGTCTCCACTTTGGATAGCCATTATGGTAGCGTTGGTAAGTTTTGAATCGCATACTTATCAGCATCAACAGTTGTTGCAGTAACAGTGGTTGTCGATACGCTTGACGAGTTTATAGATCCTATATTAGTTAAATTTCTACTGTTATCAATAACAGTAGTTCCTGAAATCTGAATAGCCATTTTCGTGTCTCCACTAAACTATCTTAACATGTTTATTTATACACGTTATGGTAGTGTTGGTAAGTTTTGAATCGCATACTTATCAGCATCAATTGTTGATGTAGTCATAGTCGAAGAACAATTAAAGTTTTTAGCAAATACAGTATCGGAGCTGGGGTTGCAATAAATTCCATTTGTTTTGTATACTGTATTACCAGAATGCCACAACATATAGTAGCTGGAATTGGCATCACTGGTATTAATAGTGACTGTAGCCGCATTACCAGTAATATTAATACCCCAAGTACCTGAAGCACTACCACCTGTTCTGGTTGGGACATTCAATGATGAACGCATTCCTGATGCGTTGCTCTTTCTAATATAATTATCAGTAGAAGAATAGAAAATAGTATCACTATTACGAGTAGCAGTACCGTGACTCATATTACAATATGACGAGAATAAGTAGTTCACAGTGAGGTGACCACTACCATCTCTTACTGCTACTGTACTTCCTGTTGCTGAAGTTGATGAGTTATAACCATCCAATTTATCAGCATTAGATGCGGTCGAGGCATTACCACTCAAAGCTCCAACAAATGTTGTTGCTCTGACTTGATTAGATGATGGATTAATACCAATCGTAGAGGCACTATCAGTGTAAAGTCTCTGATTTGTAGCACTACCCTGACCATCAGTGATAAACACTGGACGATGCCAAGCATTACCTGTGTCGTGGTCTACTCTAGAATTTGTTGAGGACCCCGAATTACCTGAAGTGGATGATGCTGTAGCAGCATTACCAGTAATACTAATACCCCAAGTACCTGAAGCATTACCACCTGTTCGAGTTGGGACACTTAGGAAAGTACGAATAGCACCTGTATCACTACAAGTACGAATGTAATTATCACTAGAGTTGTTAATTCGGTAACACATACCACCAGAAATAGTGCTCTGGTTTGCGTAAGTAGAACGGAACAATCTGGTGCCGATATCTCCCGAACCGTCTCTGACGGCACAAGTCGAACCTGTCCCCGCTGTTGTTGCATTATACCCATCAACTTTATCAGAGTTGGAAGCATATGATGCTGTACCACTCAATGCTGCCGTAATCGTTCCAGCTGAGAAGTTACCACTACTATCACGAGCAACAACTTTAGATGCAGTGTTAGATGATGTGGCATCAACTGCCCAGGTCCGAGCAGTAGAACCATCATAGTTACTACCAGTTAGATAAGAACCTCTAGTGAGTGTTGATAGGCTAGTACCAAGTTCTTTACCAGAAATGGTGGAGTTATCTAATGCTGAGTTAGGAATAGAATCAGCAGTGATATCACCACCACTTAATGTTCCAGAGAATGATGATGCTGATACAGCTCCACTAAATGTCCCAGTACCATTACTTCTTAAAGTGATATTTCCAGCACCAAACGACCCACCAACTTCTACCTTACTACTGAGGAATGCGTTAACGCCACTTAGTGTGGTTACGGTAACAACATTACCAGCAAATGAACCAGCATTATCTCTTACTACAACCTTATTCGCTGTTGCTGCAGATACAGCATCAACGTTGATGGTAAGGTCACTACTCCCATCATATTCCTGGGCATTGGGTGTTAAATATTGACCAACGATTAAACTGCCATCACCAGCAGTGCCACTTACTAATGCCTTGAGTTCAACACCTGTCCACTTATAGGGTACCTCCCCACGTTGGATGTACAATAGATCATCATCTCTGATAGTCGCCATTGTTTTTTACAATCTCTTTTTGTTATTTATCAACAAACCATCAGTGACCATAACAATAAAAAAGACCCCATAGGGGTCTGACTTCGATTTATTTTTTACCCAGCCCCTGATAATAACATCAACATCTTCCCCCCATCAAGTACTGTGAAGAAACTCAGAATGATTACAACATCCCAAAACTTCCCTTTGATTGCCCAAGGAAACAACATCCCATTCGCCGTGAAACACAGAGCAAGTCCGGTGAATTCGTGAATGTACAACAACACAAAGTAACCGATGATTACCTGTGCATTACCGAGATATCTCAGTGTAGTAAGAGTTCTATCGTTCATTA